CAAGCCTACCTTAACCAGGAGCGTGAGGAGACCAAGGCCCTGCGTATGGGCTCGCTCATCCACTGCGCCGTGCTCCAGCCCGAACTGCTTAACGAGAAGTTCGTCACGGCCCCCGAGTGCGACCGCCGCACCAAGGACGGCAAGGCCACCTACGAAGCCTTCCAGTCCAGCCTCAAGCCTGGCATGACTGTCGTCAGCGCCGAGGAGTCTGCCGAGTGCCACCTCACTGCTTATGCCGCCAAGGCCGCCCTCGAGCGCATGGGCGTCACCTTTGAGATGACCGAGTTCATGTTCACCACCGATCACTGCGGAGTGCAGCTGAAGTGCGCCATCGACGGCGTGGGCTCGGACGGCTACCTCTACGACCTCAAGACCACCGAGGACGCGTCCCCTGCTGGCATCCTGAAGTCTATCCGGGCTTATCGCTACAACCTCCAAGCCTACTTCTACCGCCTGTGCTTCGAGACCGCCTTCGAGCGCCGCGTGCTTGGCTTCCGTTTCCTCTTCGTTGAGAAGGCCCCGCCCTACGCCACGGCATGGGTGGAGATCGGCCCTGAGCTGATGTCCTACGCCTGCTCCGACTTTGAGAAGGCGCTGCAATCCTACCGCGAGTGCACGACGCTCGGCGAGTGGCCTGCCTACGGTGACGAAGTCCAGGTCATCGACATCAAGGGACCGTCTGCCTCGACCGCTATCACCTTTGCCTAATACCAACATGACCACCGAAAACAACGACCGCCCCCCGCTCACCTCCATCTCGACCAATGGCACCTACCGCCTGAAGCTCATCAAGCCCAAGTTCGAGAAGGTCAAGGTCTGGGAGGACGGCACCTGCTCCGCCCGTCTCTTCTTCGTCGACGACAAGGGCTTCTGCCTGTCGAAGAACTTCTCCACCAAGTACGGCAAGGCGCTCGCCATGCTCGTCGGCAAGTACTCCGGCAAGTTCACCGAGGAGATCAGGCTCGACGCGACGGCTGCCGAGTACCTTCAGTACCTTGAGCCTGCCTGCGGCCAGACCATCCTCGTCGGCGTGGAGTGCGAAGCCAATGGCGAGTACAACGGTCGCCCCCAGTACAAGTACAAGATGACGTACCCCAAGGGCTCCCAGAAGCCGACGGTCGCTGACACTCTCCCTGACGCTCCGCCCTTCTAACCCATGACCGAAGCACCCACGCCGATGGCCGCCCCCACTCTTGTTCTAATCAGTGGGTTCGCCCGGGCAGGGAAGGACACGCTGGCCTCGGGTCTACTGGAGTGGTCGACCCGCCCTGCCGAGCACATCAACTTTGCCGACGCGCTAAAAGAAGCTGGCAATCACTTCATGGATTACCTCGGGCTGGACGGCAACTTCATGGCCGAGGACTTCAAGTGCGAGAACCGCGACGCCCTGGTTGCCATGGGTCGCTTCGCACGGCGCCTAGACAAGGACGTCTTCGCACGGCACTTCGCCAACTGGGTGCCGGTGATGAAGCACCACGATCAGGTCAGCCCTGAGACCGTGGTCTGCTCCGACTGGCGTTACATCAATGAGCTGAGGGTCTGTCAGGACATCCTCTGGGAGAAGGGCTGGAAGGTCCGCACGGTCTACGTCTCGACCGCTGGCGTCGGCCCCGCCAACGATGAGGAGCTCGACAGCATTGCCGAGATACGCGCCTTGCACTCCTTTGACCAGGAGTACATATTCAAGCCGAACGCCCGTCAGCAAATCATGTCCGAAGGACGCATCCTCGCAAAGTCATGGAGGCTCTAACCCTCGAGACGGTGGCATGGGCCCGCAAGGTCGGCCTGTCCCCTGATCGCGTCGCCTTCCTGCTGGCCTGCCCCAAGTACACGGTGAGCAAAGGCCACCGCAAGTCCGACCGCGTCATCACCGACAACCCGAACCACCACCTGCAACGCCTGGGCGACTGCTACTGGTTCCGCCTACGCCGTCGCGGCACCGACATCGTCGAAAACATCGGCCACGACCTATTGACCGCCCGTCAGCGCCGTGACGAGATGCTCGCGGCCTTCGACTCCGGCCAGCCTATCCCTTACCTGAATACCAAATGAGCACCCCGACCCGCTTCGTAGCCTTTGGTGATAACCACGGCGACATGGCCGACCAAGAGGCCACCGACGCCCTGTGCGAGTTCATCAAGGACTATAAGCCGACCGTGCGCGTGCACCTCGGCGACTGCTTCGACTTCAGATCGCTTCGCCGCGGCGTAGGCAATGACGCTGAAGGTGCCGAGTCCCTGATGGCTGACATTCAGGGCGGAGAGGACTTCCTAGCCCGTACCAAACCGACCGTCTATCTGATGGGCAACCACGAGCACCGGGCAGTCGCGCTCCAGCACACCTCGGGCTCGGCCATCGTCCGCGACTACTGCGCCGACCTCGAGGCCCGCATCAAGACCGCCGCCAAGAGCTGTGGAGCCAAGACCGTCCTGCCCTACCACGCTGAGAAGGGCGTCTACCGTCTTGGCCCCGTTGCTTTCATCCACGGTTATGCGCACGGCCTGAACGCCACCGCCGAGCAAGGTAAGCATTACGCTGACCGCGGAGGCGCTCTGATCCACGGCCATACGCACACGCTTGCCCAGGTTAACTTGACCAAGGCTGAAGGTGGTGCCGCGTTCTCCGCTGGCTGTCTCTGCCAGAAGGACGCGATGGCGTACGCATCGCACCGCCTAGCCACATCGCGCTGGGGCTCAGGCTTCGCCGCTGGCTGGGTCGACGGCCAAGACTGGAAGGTCTGGCTCGTCCACCGCGTCGGCAAGAAGTGGGTCTGGACGACTGACCTCAAGGTCTACACCCCGAAGGCACGAACATGAAGCCCTTCGACGCTCGCGGCCTAGTTGACGCTCTACGCAGCTCGACCGGGGAAAACATCGACGGATGGATCAGGACGATGGATGTCATCCCGCTTATTGGCGTGAAGACGCTCGCCGGTGTTCGCGGACCCATCGCCCGCATCGTCAAGGCTGGCTTCGCAGAAGAGCGCCGCGTTAATTACGGTCGCCTCGTCTATCGACTGTCGCCCAAGTTTAAGACCTGGGCTGATGCCTGCGCGTCCGCTAAAGACATCGAACGCTTTAAGGCTCCCGCTGGCTGGGTCACGCTCACGCAGTACGCTCGCAAACTTCGCCGCACCGTCCGAGGCATCCAGTATCGCATCGACGGCATGGACATCCCGACCCGCGTTTACAAGACGCCCCGCCCTGTCCCGCACTACCGACGCACTGACCTCGACCGTCTCCTACGCAAAGCACCTTGACCCCGAGCACCCACGCCCCCAAACCCCAACCCCTTCTTCCATGACTCCTCCGAACAACGTGCCGGCGGAACGCCACCTCCTCGGCGTCCTCCTCCGTGAAAATCTAGCCTTCCCGGTTAACCTGAAGCCATCTGACTTCTTCGAGCCAAAGCACCATGACGTCGCCGCCGCGATCATTTACCTTCAGTCCGATGGCAAGCCAGCCGATGAGGTAACTGTACCGGCCTATCTTCATTCAGTAGGCTCATCGGTCGACTATACGTTCATCAACGACCTGACGGCCTACGCTGGCTTCGGCGAACTAAGGCAGGAACACATCGACATGATTGCCGATGCGGCCTTCATGCGCGAGGCTTCCGTCATCGCATCTAAGGTCACTGAACCTGATGCCCTTATCGAGCACTATGCCCGCCTATCCGATAAGCGCAAGGCCCTGTCCGTTCGCCAGGGTGCGCAGCAGATGCGGATTGACGACCTTATGGCCTTTGACCGCAAGGCAGACCCAACCAACGTCCTAGGCAATCGCTGGCTGTGCCGTGGCGGTTCCTTAGTCATGGCTGGTCAGGCTGGCACCGGCAAGTCGGCACTGATGATGCAGGCCGCCATCAACTGGACGCTTGGGCAGGACTTCTTTGGCATTAAGACTAACGACGGGATGAAGATGCGCACGCTAGTCATCCAAGCCGAGAACGATGCCGGAGATGTTGCCGAGTCCATGCAGGATCAGATTAAAGGACTTGGCCTATCCGAGTTCCAGAAGGATGACCTTAAAGACAGGATGTTTATCTACCGCGAGAGCGTCGCAACTGGCAAGGAGTTCGGCGACGTCCTCCGCAAGCTCGTCGTCCAGCACCAAGCGACGATTTGTTTCGTCGACCCTCTCATGGCATTTGTTGGCGCGGACATCTCGGAGACCGCAGAGGCCGCCAAGTTCCTCCGCCACATCATCCAGCCAATCCTCAACGAGACTGGCGTCATCATCGTCTTCATGCACCACACGGGGAAGCCCAAGTCATCCAAGGACAAGGAAGGCCAGACGGCTGCTGACCTTGCATACCAACTTTTTGGGAGTTCAGAGGTCACTAACTGGGCCCGGGAAATCGCCTGCCTTCAGCGCTGCCCAGGGGAAGAGCAGATCTACCGCTTTGGCCTGACCAAGCGCCGTATGCGTGCCGGCATGACTGACGGCTTCAAAGGTTGCGGGGAAATCTACATTCGTCACTCCCCAAACCGCGATGAAATCCGCTGGGTACGTTCCCAGCCTCCCGTAGTCGACTCTGGGGAGGGCTATTAGACCCCTCTCCGTGGCTTCCTACGCCCCTTGCAGGGCTAGGTGGCTACCACCCCCGCCACTAGGCAGATAACAACCCATTTTAGCCCAACCATGCACACCCATACAAAACCGACGACAAAACCGACGACAAATCCATGTCTCTCTTGCAGTCCATGTCTTCTACATGGACATGCAATGAGAGAGGGAGGGAAGAATACGGCTCGCCTTGACGGCGGCCTATCCCCCTCCCCTCGAGATACAAAATACAGCTGACGCACATGGCACACTACCGGAAGAAACGCACCCCTGCCCAGGTCGCGGCCGACAAGGTACGCTACGAGATCGCAAAAAAAAACCGCATCGAAGAGCTCAAGACTTATGCCAAGCAGTGGAAAGACCCAACGCTTAAGCCCGTAATGCAAGCCCGGGCAGCCGTAGGCCGTAAGTCTATTGCCGAGCGCAAGACCATCGTCGTTCAATCCTTGCAACGATTCCTTCAGCGACAGGATGAGGCCAACACCAGGCTAAGATGGGTTCAGGTCATCCAAGCCGGCGAGACTCAGATCATGACGATAATCCGTCAAGCCTGCCGCGGCCAATCAACCAAGCTGCGCGCTAAGTCTTCCGAGCATCTTTTCCGCACAATGGTCAGGGAGGGTATGTTCAGGCTAAACCTTAGCACAGGGCTTTGGGAGAACCGATGCAAAGCGCTCTAACCGTTTGCCACTTGCCCGCTGAGTAACATCCTTACCAAATGCAAGGGTGACCAAACGGGCCAAGCTCAACGACCTGACCGCACCCGCGCCGGATGCTAAGTCGTTCGACGCGTGGTTCTTCTCTCAGCCTAAGAAGGAGCAGGAACGTATGCGAGAGAACGGTGTGCTGCCTTACCGCGAGATGGTACCGAGTAAGCACGTCTTCGCCATCGACCCGAACAACCGGGCATGGGCCGTTACTGATGCGCCTGTCGAACGCACTGAGGTCGACGCGTTCATCTCACGCGATCATGTGGGCGTCATGCTCAAGGCCTTCATCGAT